GAAGCGCCACATAGTTGCTGCTATCCGAGTCAGCAAAACGCACATCAGACTGCGCGTTCAGCGTGATGTCACCCGTAAAAGTCGCACCAGAGGCACTGACCAAGCCAAAGTTGGTCGATGCCGTTCCAAGGGTGATAAACCCGTCATTAGCGGCATTGCGGATCTTGAGCGTTGCCGGTGTGGTGCTGGTGTCCAAGAACACCATGTGAGCAACTAAGTTGCTCGGAGCTGTTGATCCGCTGTTGAGCGTTTGAATCGCTCCAAGAATTGAGTTCAGCTCAGTACGGAATGCACTGCCGCTTTGGTTAGCGAGTGAATAATCAGTTGCCTGAGCCATTAGGTGATCTCCTTGCCGTGGCCAACGGCTTGATAATCAAATGTCCTGTCCACAATGCTACCGCCAGATGCCTTGAACGTAATGGTGAAGCCAGTCCTACTGACACTGCTCAGCTCGAAGAAGTCGCCAGTCGCCATATTCGTGGCCGTAATCGTGATGCTTGGCGTGCTGTAGAAGGCAGATGGGAACGTTATTGCTTTGGCTGACGTACCACTGCTGATATTGCGCTGCTGCTCTGTCCGGCGCTGCAGCTTCACCGACACGCCAAGGGTCTGCACCACAACATCTTGTGAGTCGTTGTCAGTCTCCATCTCAACCTTGAACTGGAAACCACGCCCGCGCTTAGTTGAGTTAGCAAAAGGCTCCCAGGTGCCATAAGTCGGAGAACCACTGGGGTCATCGTCTGTTGATCGTGAGTACAGCTCAGCGTTGGTCTCTGACAGATCGTCAGCGTCGATGTCGTTCCAGGTGTCGATGTTGTCTGACCGCGAATCCCAGAAGTCGTCAGGGTTGATGGTGTTGATCTGCAGGTTGGCCAGCAGCTCCACGTCATACTTCGCGCCAAGGTCGAGCGTGTTCTGGAAGATGTAACTGCCGACTGAAACCACATCACCAAAGAAGTCAAGGTTGGTAACGCTGTCAAAGTCGGTAATGTCGTCAATCAGGCCATCAGCCTGCAACGTGATGCCGCCTTCTGTGGTGCTGTTGAACGTTTGCGAGAACGTTCCGGGGAAGCTGGGACTTTCGGTGAAGGTCTGGACGACCTCAAGATCTTGCGGTTCTGGCAGTTCAATTAGAACCTTGGGGATCCCTGCCAGCGGCGCATAGTTGCCTACAGAATCCTTGGCGCGAACAAGATAGTGACCATCAAGCAACGGCACGATCTTGCGCGTCGTGCTGCCGTTGACAGATGGCGTTATCTTCTCTGACTGCGCCCATTTGATGTCGCCTGTTGTGCGTGGGTTGTGGCGGATCTCAATCGTTCCACCAATCCGTACATCAAGGTCAGTTGCCTCAGGCCAGTGCAGCTCAGCAGTGTGCTGATCGATTGGCGTGATGTTTAGGCTTGCAATGTTGCTTGGTGGGCTGCTTTTGCCAACAGCGTTAATCGTTGCAGTCGTTGCAGAGCTAAACCGCTTACCAGTGCGCTCAACGTCTAGGTCATAACCAACAGCACGAACAGCGACGTAATACTGGCCAACCTGCGAATCAAGAATGTCAAAGCCGGTGCCTGCAACAAAAACTGTTGTTGAGTTGTCAGCATCCAGTCTGTATTCAACTTCATATTCATTGGCGCGTACTGACTGCTGCCAGTTCACTGTGATTCGCTGCAGAACCTTGTCGCCCTCTTCATAAAGGACTTCCTCAAGTTGCAGGTTTGTAACCGGGTCTGGTTTCTCGCCAAGCTGCGAAACAGTGCGAGCGCCAAATGTAAAGCTTGAATCCTCAATGATGTCGTACTTGTTTCGCTCGTGGGCTGCTGCCGTGACTGAATAAACGCCCTCACCTTCCTCAACGGTCAGCACGCGCCATTGCGTCAGATTGATGTCTGAATATCCGATGTTGAATGGTGCGCCTGCTGCTGGTGCTTTCCTTGCCTCAGACAAAGCATTTAGGGCAGTGCCAAGCGTTACGGTGTTGCCGACAATGTTTGAGTTTGGAACTTGAATGTAGTTGCCGTCTGTATCAATGCTGTGGAACACAAAATCTGATGGCGCACTCGCTCCAAACATCTCGGTGTCGCTTCGATCCAGTTTGATCTGCGTAATCGTCGACCCAGACGTAACGCGACCAGCAACGACACGGCCTGTGCGTACAGGATCACTAATTTTGATGTAATCACCAGGACGAACCTTGATGCCTGCCGCTATGTCGGTCTGAAAGCTGCAAACCTCAGTTTCACGATGGCTCGTATAAAGAAACCACTTACCTAAGCGGCGGGCCTGCGCCCTGCTTGTGCAAGCAAAGGCGTCAATCTCTTGTTTGTTGTATCCGTACTTATCAAGAAAATCGACGTTTGGATCTGACGAATTGATGAACTGACTGTTCAGCTCAACTAACTCTTGGCGGAAGTCCCGCGCAGTCATGTCAAAGTATCTGACCGCAACGCATGTCGGGCGACCCTTCATGCTGGAGCCTGAATAACTGAAGCCCTCCTGCGTAACGTTCGATTGGTTGAAGATGTAGCTGAAGTCCTCAGGGCGATCATGCGCTAGTGCAATACCGCCTGCCTCCCAGAAAGGCATGGCGCGGAATACAGAGCACAACTGCTGGATCAGCTTGTATGCGTCACCCTGCGAGTTAATAAGAACATTGCAAGTAAAGCGCGGTTCTTGCCCGCTAGCGTTATCGCTGACTAAACCGCCGCAGTACGCGCTTGCCTGCTGGAAGCTGTAGACATCAAGATTGCTAGCAACATCAGTCGTGCCTTCAAACTGATCGCCAGCCTTTGCCTCAGCCTCTGTCCGCTCTGCAGGCGTAAGAATGTACGAACCAAGCCCGTAACGAGTGTTGGTTAGTAGGTCATACAAGATCCATGCAGGATCATTACACCATTCCCGCGCAGCCTTAAATGTGCCGTTGAACGTTCCAGAGTACGAAAGCGAGCCGTCATCCCTAACAGTTGCATTGTGCGGGATACGGATCTTCAGGCCCCTTATCCGATAAGTCCGCTTAGGAATGCTTGGGAACTGCTGCGCATCAAACTTAAAACCGAAGACAACGCTGTTGGGATAGCGCGTTTTGTCAGTAATAATTTGAACGTAGTTGTACCAAATCAAATCATCACTGATCGTTTCGCTGTCGGGCCTTACGCTCTGCGAAGTTCTGATGACGCGAATGTTAATTGGATACTTTGTGGTGTCATTGACTATGTTTCCGTCAGCATTAGTGGTCTTTGTGTCAAGAACAATCGGATGCGTTCGTTGATACAAGTCAGGCGTGAAACCGTTAATCTGAAAGTTGCCATCCCCTAAGTAGCCTTCGTTATCAACGGTGTCAGTGCTGCCTTCGATTGGAACGTTAGTAAACCCTGAGTCACCGTTATATTGAATTTGTATCTTGTAACGCAAAGCAAGACCCTTTACGTCGCCGCTTTTTTTGATTCTTTGCAGAGATGGAACGCCAACTGTGATGTTGACTTGATCAATATCAACATCAGTGATTGTTCTGGTTACAGGCGTGCCATCGCTTTTATGAATAGTTTCATCTCCACTGCTGCCCGTTGTGCTGCCCTTTGGAACTTCAGTGTTGACTTGAATAGTGCTTCTGTTGGTTGAGTTTGTGAACTCAGTTAATGTGCCCTGATCTTGAGTGCCGAGCTGAACCTGAAAGACCCCCTGGTCTACATCAAAGTTTAGGTGTTCTTTTATGTTTGCATCGCTGAGTTTGCTGCTATTACTGACTTCTGCGTTAGGTCCTAAGACAGGAGTGTTGTTAAAAAACACATCCTTAAGCGCACCAATCGCGTACTGATCAGGGACAAGGTTGTGACTAATTTTTACGCCGTCGGGGTGTTTAGCGTTAGGGAAACCCTCGATCTCGCCTTCGCATAGCAAGTCAACAATCTGGGCTTTTTGCCTGGAATTAAGATCGTCCTTTGGCATTTCTAGTTGACCTCAAGATCAGCGATCAAGCCGGTGCTTAAGACCACGCTACCGACAATCATCTCCCCGTAAACGACAGGCACAGGGATGCCTTCCTGACTGACGTTTTGCAGGCCAGAGAAAGCAAAGCCGCCACTAGGGTCTGCCTCGCCAGGGTCAAACTGTTTCGGCACAGGCGTAAGCATCTGCGCGATACCGCCAAGCGTTAAAGCAAGACCAAGGTTTCCAGCCGCTACAGCAAGTTTTGTTCCAAACGTTGCAGCAGCAGCTCCTCCAGCTCCGGTAAACCCAAACCCTAAAGACCCCCCAGCAAATAACCCGGCACCACCAGAAGCAGCAGCAATGCCAATTAAAACCGCACCAGCAAGAATTGCCCCAACTCCCCGACCACCCGCGCCAGAGATAACAGGGATGACCTTCACTACGTCATCCGCAGCCATCGGGTAGTGCAGCTGCTCAGGACAATCCGCAAGCTGCAAATCGTATTTACCAACAGCGACTTTGTAGTAACCGTCCCGCATCAAGCCGCGAAGCTCAGGGAAATTGCACAAAAGAAACCTGATCGCATCAGCAGGTACACGTACCAATGCCTCAAACACGCTCTGACCGCAGTGCTCTGCCAAGTGCCCGTAAACCTTGACCGTGCGGAGCATCTGCCGTCAGCCGCTATACCTCACGATTCTACCTGTGACTTTCTGCCAGTATCCGTCCCAATAATCCCTAGACGACAGCCTGCCTTGCAGCTGGTGCAGCATTTTGCCTTCCCCGATATAGACCGCAACGTGATTTAGACCAGGCGAACCGTCGAGACGCATGAACAGAAGATCTCCTTTTTGTGGCTCGGCTGAATCTATAAGCTCAAAACCCGTTTCAACAAAGCAGTCTTCAAACAATGGAGACTGACGAAACAGCTCTGAACTGGCAGGCCGTTGCCAGTCCCGCAGCTTGATGCCAAGCGTTTGCCTGTACCAGTCACGAACAAGCGTCCAACAATCGGACACGCCCCACACCCACTCACGCCCCACTAGCGGAGCTTCGTAGCCAGATGGCTTAATGCGGCACCAACGCTCGTCTAGCAAGCTGACAATATGCCAAGGCAGGCCGAACTGTTCACACGCCATCTTGTCCGCTTCACTAGCGACCGCAGGTGTTTGCGGATGGCTGTGGACTATGGCAAGGATCGTTCCAGCATCCTCAGCGTCTGCGTAATCAAGCGGATCAAGGATGAAAAAATCGTCCTCTGTCGAGATGTTCTTGCAGGGCCAATACCGCTGGCGCCCTTTGACGACAACCAGCAAACCGCAAGCCTCACGCGGCGCATCTTCCTTTGCGTGTTGGAGCGCAACCTGCTGCCAATCCTGCATCAGTTGTTCTGACCCACGCTTGGGAACGATCCAAAGGGCAGATCACCTGCACCAAACCGCAGCTTGCAGTCATCCAACGTCTTGCCGCATTGACCAGCAACATCAGGCGGAAGGGCCACCCCAGCAATAATCGTTTCTTCTACCTCTGGTTCATCGTTGATTACAAGGCCAGACGACCAAGTGATGTCTGAACCATCAGTGTCTGAAATGACAAGGTTGCCGTCATCCTGCAGCCGCAGCTGTTTTCCTGTAAACGTATTGGTGTCGATATTCAAAAGGATGCCTGCCTCGGTCAACGTTCCAACGTGCGGGTGATTGTTTCTAAATGGGTTGCCGCTGCCTAAAGAGAGCTTGGCTTCAAAAGTTTCGCCACGGCGGAACAACCCGGTCGCTGAGTTAAAAGCAACTGCGGTGTACTCGTTCCAAGCCCTTGCCTCCCCGGTGTAGTGCGTGTCTGGCAAGTTGTTGGCTCGAATGGTGAATGTCACCGTGATCGTGCGGTCGCCTAACTCTGGATCAGTGTGGCTAAATGTTTCTTGTGCTGTCGTGGTGGTTCCAACTTGCCCGGAGCTTGGCTGACTGCCGACCAGCTCGTATCCCAAAGCACCAGCACGTCCACCAAAAGCGTTTGAAGGTATGAACTGGTTGCCGCCATCGACCTGATAAAAGCTAGCCCCAGATGCTGTTGCGGCACGGTGCGTACCTGTGTTCCATATAACCGAGCCGCCCGCATAATCATTGCGAGCTAAGGCGTTGTTGTAAATAACAAGGTTGCCATCGTTCTGCATCACCAGAACGTAATCACCTATTGGCCTGACGGTGTTTGTCGCCCACTTTGCATATTTTGTGACAGGCTCAGGCTTTGTGTAAGTGACAAAGTTGCCATCACTCTGCATCACAGCCGTAAAAAATCCGTTAGACGACACCAAAGATTCGCCTACCGCCAAGGTGTTACCAGCCAGCAGCTTGTCCGCTCCAGACGTGTAGGTGTAGTTGGCGGCAGACGTGTAGGTAACCGTCTGGCCCACAGGCGTGAAATCTGCCGTGCCGGTATAGCCGCACTCTTTGCCGCGATACTTCCACTGGCAAAGGTTTTGCATCACCAGGCGCCGGGGTGCTCTTGCGTTCGCAAGGTCTAACGACGACACCATTTCAAATTCAACAAAATCGCGAGTCTCTGCAACCTTGCGATCGATGTAATACACCTCTTGCGGCATTTGCGCCGCATCAGCTGTGCTGGGGTTACCAAAAGGATTGACGCCGCTTTCAAAATTGCTGCCGTCAAGAAAACGGCTCAGCGTGCGGATCCTTGTAACCTGTGCGCCGTTAAGGTCATTGCCTGGCGTCACTTCATTCACACCAAGCAAAAGCTGCGTGATGTTGCTGTTCAAGTTGGCAACACGGATGGTGGGGCGAGGCAAACCACCGTCACCCTTGAACTCAAAACCTGTCGCTTCAATAGGCAACGGCAAGTAGGTATGACCGTTGTAGTAAATCGAATAGGCACTAACGATGTCGTCAGTATTCGATGGCTCAGTTGTCTTCCGGTTGCGCCCAGCGTGAAAATAGTATTCATTGTCTGAGCCGTGCATTGACTCAAACGTTTTTAGCTGGAATAGCTCAATAATTGCAAACGGACCAGAGCTAAGCAGCTCCTCATAAACGTTGCCTTCACTCATGGCTCAATAACTTGCTGGAACGTTGCAGTCAGCTGATTCAGTCCAGCAGATGTCATCTGCTTAGACCACTGCTGACATATCCACTTGTAAGTATCGGTTTCATCTGGCGGCGACCAATCAAAATGCTCAGCCCCACCACGCGCCTCAAGAAACGTCTCAATAGTGTCTGAGTCTGTCTCGCTGATGTTTTCCCACTTCAAACTCCACACCTTCAAATCAGTGTTCAAGCCATAGCGCAAGCGCTGGCTGTAGCCATCACCAAACTGCACATTGCGCACAGTCGGTTGACTGGTCTTGCTAGCCCCAAAGTCAGGGTCAATAGAAGGAAACGTTGCCATTAGCGGGTCAGAAGTCCTCCAGGTCGCTTCTGCTTGATTAGCTCAGCCTGCACAGCTTGGCCGATAACTCTGCCCAGCTGGTTTGCGTCAGGCTCATTGCCTTGCACGCTACTGCCACTCGCATCAACATTCACCACAACGCTGCCAACGCCACCACCTGAAGTCTCAACACCAAGGCGACCACCACGGCCACGGCGCAAGGGCAGCACGGCTTCTGGTCCCAC